GTGATACTCGATGGTATGCTTGGATACAAAAAAGATTTTGATGCAAAGTTAGATGATTTTGTATGGAAAACCGTCAGTATGAAACTTGACAAATACAAACCTTTTTTGTTAAATAGTATTAACATTGAAAAGTACAAACAAACACTCAAGGAGATTGTTGTTAAATGAAGTTTGATTCTAGTAGTGAGTTTTTTGATTCGGAGATGGTTCAAGCCAGTCTTGAGGACATCAAAGAACTTCAAGACTTAATCACAAGTAGTATTATTGACACAGCTTTTGCCTCTGTAACTGGATATGAAGAGGATGAGTTGGAACAACTTGATTTGATTGAAGAGTTGTTAGAGAAACAGAAACTCATGTACTTTAGATGTAAACTTTCTAAGGACGAAGATGCGATGTTGGTTGCAGAGAATATGAGAGAGTCATTAAGACAGATGGGTATGCCTAGAGGTGCAACTGTAGAACAGATGTTTGATAATTTAAAGGGTTCAATTCGTAAATTAAGAGAAACGCTTGACAACTAAATAGTAGTGTGTTATATTAATAATGTTGGACGCAACATGGGAGTGACTGAATAAACTTACTGGCAACCGCTGGTTAAGGTGATGAGACACAGGTGGTGCTGCTGCTCGCAAGGGTAGAACCGATCAACCAATCGGGTCTCAGGCAAGGACGTTTTTACACTGTAGTAATGCTCGTTCTTTGTTGGTACACAGGAATCCAACCTCCCTCTTTTTTGACCTAAGATGCAACTCTATGAGTCGGGCAGATGGTCTCTCTAACACAAAATAAAAATTAATCTAATAAAATCTAATGTCTTTTTCTAATCTTAAAAAACAATCCTCACTTGGTTCTCTGACTGCAAAACTTGTTAGTCAGGTGGAAAAAATGAACAAAGGTTCTAACGGTGTAGATGATCGTTTATGGAAACCAGAAGTTGATAAAGCAGGTAACGGTTACGCAGTAATCAGATTTCTCCCTGCACCAGACGGAGAAGATTTGCCTTGGGCAAAACTTTACACTCACGCTTTCCAAGCATCTGGTGGTTGGTATATTGAGAACTCATTAACAACACTTGGTCAAAAAGATCCAGTATCAGAACATAACTCACAACTCTGGAACTCAGGTGTTGATTCCGATAAGGAAATTGCAAGGAAACAGAAACGTAAGTTATCTTATTACAGTAACGTTTATGTTGTTAAAGATCCTTCAAACCCAGCGAATGAAGGTAAAGTATTCTTGTTTAGATACGGAAAGAAAATCTTTGATAAGATAACTGCTGCAATGCAACCTGAGTTTGAAGATGAACAAGCAATTGATCCATTTGATTTCTGGCAAGGTGCTAACTTCAAATTGAAGGCTAAGAACGTTGCAGGTTACAGAAACTATGATTCTTCCGAGTTCGCTGCTCAAAGTCCATTATTAGACGATGATGAAGCAATGGAAGGGTTATGGAAGAAGCAATCATCACTTCAAGAATTTGTAGGTGCTGATCAATTCAAATCATATGAAGATTTGAAGAAGCGTCTAGGTTACGTATTAGGTAACAAGACTTCTGCACGTCCTACATTCGATGAAGACTTAGAAGACTTAAGTGAAGGCCTAAACAAGGCAGAACAAGTTGTTGCTGACGCAGTTTCTGCAACTCCCACACCAGTAAGTGTTGGAGCTCCTGATGAAGAAGCGGAGGATGATACACTATCATACTTTGCGAAACTCGCATCAGAATAAACAATAATAAAGGGGTCTCACGACCCCTTTTTTTATGCTGTTGTAACTCTAGTATTTTCCGTTTTACTTAACTTATCACTAACACGTGATGACGATCTTTGAACTATCATTATATCTCTCATATCATTACGGAATTGATTGAGATAACGTTTTTTAAGAATGTATATAGAAGTCTTTTCAATATTTTTTCTTAGTTCATATTCAAAATTACTAATACCTTGTATAGTATCTACAGAAAGAGGTGTTATGTATTGATTATTATAATAATAAGTAACTGAAAAATTACTATCAACTCTTTGACCTTTAGGAAGAACTAATCTTCCTTCTCCATCTCTAATTTCTTTTGTTTCATAGTGACGAGCAGCATTTATACTATCTAAACCATACTTATTTACAGCAAAATTATATATTTCCTGATTGGTTAAGGGCCAATCATCTCTAACATTTAAAATTCCTGCAGTTAATAAAACAACCCAGTCTAATTTAGCATCACCATACAATTCCTCTGCAATAGTATCAGGTCTTGCACCTTCTCGAATCTCATACTTATCAAAGACTGTAAATACATTTTCTAAATCAGGACGTATTCTATTTCTTCTAAAAAGGTTTTTAACTTCAATATAACTTTGAGATGAAAGACTATCAGATAAAAAATTCTGATATGCTAAATCTGGTAATTCTCTGAAATATCCCATTAGTATCCTACTCCATCTGAATGATCATCATATGCTGCATAATCTTCATTATAAACTGGTGTAAGTTCTGTGAAGTTTAAAGCCATAGTCATAGAAATTGGTGAACCGTCATTATATGTTGCCCAAGTTCCATCTGCGGTGTAATTAACATTGCATGATTTTAATGCACATAATTTAATTCTATTCAAATAAGATGCTGCTTTTCCAAGATATTGAATTTCAAAAACTTTTGGTGTTTTAATCATAGCAGCACCAGAACCCTCTGGAGCCATATTTCTTTTGAATGCTTTAATTATAGTTCTTACAGTTTCTGCTTCTTTTTGAAATCTTGGTGTAAACTTAAAATTAAAACTGAAATTTCTAATAGTTGGCCCTTTAAATAGTAACTCCATATTTGGATTCAATACTTGACCTGATCCTCTTGCTACTATATCAGCAGCACTAACATTACCTCCAACAGCACTAACTGCCTGTGCTGCAAAGTAACTTTCAACTTGAGGATTATCTTTAAGTTGATTAACTAAATTCTTTATTTCATTACCAGTTCCCTCCATATTTCCACCCATTACATTTCTAGCTGCATTAACACCACCTGCTTCCATAAAATTCATATTACTTTGTCCCCAGTTAGCATTGTTGCTATCTTGTAGTTGTGCGGGTACTGGTAGAATAATATTTCCTAACAAATCTGCTTTTAATGAATTACTATCTCTTGTTATTGTTCCACTTCTTTTATACTTAAAAATAGTAAACTTTAAAAAATCTTGAGTATTATCTACTGTACTGTATGGATATCTTAGACCTGAAGGTAACTTCTCTGGAGCTGCTGGTTTTGGTTTAGCCGTAATCAGCGATTCATATTCATTTAAAACCCCTTCTCTTTGAGTATCACTAAGTTTATTTTCTGTTGTTGTAGTTGTTGTCTCTTCTGCCATAACAATTACAGTTTTATTATCTATTTATACGGATATTCTGAAAAGGTATCTCTTGTGCGTCTGGAAGTTCCTCAGCAGTGACCAAATATAGTCCACCAGCGATCTCATCCCATGTATATTGTCTCATTTGACCCCAGTGAAAGTTAAGTCCTTTGAACCCCCAACTAAACACATTTGATACTGCAACTAAAGGGTTTTGATCATATTGAATATTAGGTGTCTTAGGGTTATATACAAAACAATAGTAATTTCCTGCTGTTGGTACTTTACCACTTTCACGTAATGCATTCATTACTTCTAACATCAAATCATCTGCACTTTCAGTACCAGTCATATTATCAACAACTTCACGTAATCTATTTAATTTAGCATCTGTAGGTCGTTTTTCTACTTGATTTGCAGGAACGGGTAAACCTGTATATTGGCCAGGTTTAGTGGGATTCCTAGCATCAATTTCTGCTTTTATTTCTTCGTAACTTTTTTGAGACATTACTTGATACCTAATTCGTCTTCTGTTAATACTTTAAATTCCCACATACGATCAGCACAAAACTCTCTTGCTGCTTTCCATTTTGCTTGATTTCTAGCATATTCATAAACTTCGTAGATATACCCTTTTGTTTTCTTTTTTTGAGGTTTAGGTTCTACGCATTGTTTCTTTGGTTTCACCTCAATTAAATATTTTTTAACATGACCCGTTGATTCTTTAACCTTGATATAGAAATCTGGAAAGTATCTATGAATCCTATTATCGACTGGAGATCTGTATGGGAGGAATATTTCTTCACTTCCCCACTCCAAAATATTTTCGTTTTTATCACAGTAAACCATGAATTTACGTTCCCACAGAGAACGGTAAATTATGTTTCGAAAGTTACCTTTGTACTTCAATGGGTTACTTGGTTGATATCTTCCTTTGTAAGACACTAAATATAAATATAACAATATAAGTATATTTAGAGTGGCAGGACTTATTTCAAAATATAAAATGAGTACTCTTACCAGATTAGATCTTGGTAAGGTATCTTTGAATAATCAATATCAGGTACATATTGCAGGTATATCATTTGACTTGAAGAGATATCTTCAACAATATTATGATCTACCTAATGATTATGCGACTGGTAATAAAGTTGGTATAATGTGTGCTGAAGCTACATTACCTACCAGCTCATTTGCTACATCAGAAGTTAAAGATAATTATCACGGAATCAATCAACAGTTTGCACATACAAGAATATATGTTGATAGTGATTTCTCATTTTACGTAGATCAAGATTATAATGTTCTTAAATTTTTTGAAGGATGGATGGA